TCTTTGTAGCCTCGTCTTTTATTTTTTTTGCCTTTTAGTGGTGGCTTGGTAGTTTTAAACTTTGCTAGTTTCTTGCCTATGTATTTTTGATCAGTAGTTGTATTGGTAATAAGATAAACAAAGCCTTCATACCCATCTGGTATTTCGTCAATTGCTTCTCCCTTATACGTCCACTGCATGAGTATACTTATGGAGAACAGTTTTTTTTACCTACTTTCTGGTCAAGAAACTTCAACATCTGTGTTGTACGAAGTAAATCCGTTTTCCTTAATAACTTTAAGAACATTGTTAACTCGACCAATCAACTCATCTTTGTGACTAACTAGCCATACACTTTTGTTGCGTTTACGACTCATGTGCTTGAGTACGCTCATTGAATTTTCTACACCGCTACTGTCCATTCCTGAATCTACAAGCTCATCGATGAATAGCAAATTAATTGGTTGATACAAGTTTTCCCATACATCGCGAAATGCCCAGCTAAGACTTAGAATTAGTCTATTGCGTTCGCCGCGACTCAAATTGTCAAAATCTAAGTCCCTGCCTAGCTCTTGAATTTCTACACTAAGATCATTTTTAAACTCAACACTGTGCGGAAGTCCAATATTTTGCAAATAATAGTCTAATCTTGCATTAAGATAAGATAAGTTTTGGTCAATGATGCGCTTACGAATAAAACTATCTTTATTTGTTAACAATTTTAGCAAGAATTCTTGGTGATCTTTAAGTCGAGATAAGTCATTTATATTATCCCAAGAAATTTCTTGTAGTGCTTCGTTTTGCATTTCATCAATTTGTTCCGAATATGGATCTAAATCTTGTGCTTTTCTTTCAAGTTGTTGATCTAAATTATTCAGAGTGTTACGATGTTCTTGTGCTGCATCAGCATTGTCATAGAAAGTTTTAGCAGGCTTGACATTAAGCTCACCGATGGCATTCACTACTTCTAAATGTTCAGTTATTTGAGAACTGTTAGTTAGTATTTGCATTGCAGCTTCTTGCTTTTGATCTTCCTTGGCAGCTAGAATGCTTTCCTGTTTATCATCATGCATCTCTTGGCCACATGCATAACATGTGTGTTCTTTTAGCAATTTAATTTCTTTTTCAAGTTTAGCAATTATTTTTTCTTGTTTTGCATCATCAGCATTAATATTATCAATCCATTTTTGTGCTTCGGCTTTGGTATTAATCTTTAAAATATATTCGGCATGATTAGCATGCAACTCTAGTTCTTTTTCAATATCAATTTTATTAAGTTCGTCGAGTGCCGCACATAGTTCATCGAGTTCAGTGTTATGCTTTTTTAGCCACATACTTTGTCTGCGCTTTAGACTTTTAATCTGATCTTCAATTCGACCATTAGCATCCTGGATAGCTTTAATTTGGTATTCTTCTTCCTGAATACTATTTTTAGTTACTTTAACTAAGTCTTTAAGAACATCAGCTTTTTCGCTGAGTTGTGTAATACCAAGTAATTGTTCAATAATCTCACGTTGATCATTTGCTCGCATACTCAAGAACGGTTCTGTGTAGGTGTTAAGTGCAACAATATGCTTGAACATGTTGTGACTCATGCCTAACAGCTTTTCAATTTCTGCCTGTGTTTCTCTACTATCGCCTTGTGCCGAATCGTCAGTGGGTTCAACTTCGTGCTCACCTACATAAAACTTTAGTACATTTGGTCGACGTCCACGCTCAATACGATAAGCAATACCGCCACGCTCAAATTCTACTGTAACCAACATGCCTTTGCTGTTGGTTTTGTTAATAAGGTTATCTCTTTTAATATTAGTTAGTGCAATACCGTACAGCGAATATGAAAGTGCATTGATGATAGTAGTTTTGCCAGTACCGTTTCGAGCTCCGCCTTCGCCACCGCCGACATCAAAGTTTTCGCCAAGTACCAGTGTTAGGTCATCTCTATCAAGGTTAACTGCTTGAGTCTGGTTGCCCACACTCATGAAGTTTTTTACTGTAAGTGTATTAATTTTAAACATATTAAAGTTTTCCTAAGAATTTTTTATAGTCTGAACCGGCAAAGTTATTAATGTAATGATTGTAGTTGTATTCTAACACATCATGCATCTCAATGCAAACTTTTTTTAATTGGTCTGGGGTATGTGAGCAATATTGATTTAACTGTATAATAGCACTATCTGCTCGATCAGCAAATGTTTTTTTATTATCATAACTTTCGTTAATCCAGTTATTAAAAGTTTTAAAACCTAAATCTTTTAATAACTCAATTTGTCCAGGGCCACCAATAATAATAAATGGCCTAAAACTCAATATGCTTTTAATTGATTTTTCGCTTAAATGTGCATAAGGATAATCCCCTACAGTTTCAACTACCAGATCCCATAACGCTAGCTGGTTAAAATTTGGTTGATATCTGTCAGACGAAGTAGCCAACGCTATCGGAGTTGTTATGTTAGGATTCTTTATAGGTTTTATCTTATTGCTGTATTCAAAGTACATTTTCTTCTGGCTAGATGACAATACAAGATGCTCGTAAATTCTTGTCCAAGGCCTTGTGGTTCTAAAATGAATACTTTCGGGCAGTGTTACTAGCTGTTCTTTTCTTGTGTTTACTGCACGAACTTTATCTTTAAGAGCGTTGGTGTACTCTATTTTATTATGATATGCTATTAATCCTGTATTATGTAGATTTTGTTCAATTAACTTACTCATAGTATACTGACGATTGGCTCTTGGAATTCCACTTAAGAACATATAAGGATACCGCACTGACTCAACTGACAACTTTTTGTTTTCAACATCAGACCCTAGCGGTAACCACACATAAGGATTATAAATGTTTTGCATTGGGGAAATATTTTTAATCTTAGATATTTTCTCAGATTCGGCAGTTTGTCTATGGTGATGTAAATATATTACATGCTCGCCTGGTATATCCAGGTAAGCTAGTATGCTATAGATATTCCAAAGTGTAAAACCAAAATTAGAGTCATCAACATAAACATCGGTATCGCTTTGTGTAATTACAATACGCTGATTTGGCATAAAATTATAATCAGCGAATTCTAATAGAACCTTATACAACTTATCTAGATCAAAATCATAATCAAGCATATCAATTGATAGAAGTATTTGATATTTCTGACTCAGAGTTTTAAAAGTATCGGGCCAAGGAGCTGCATGTAGCCATTTAGAATTCATTTGTAACATACCTATGCATACTATCTAATATTTCTTCTTTTGTATATCGATAAGGGCCAATATCGTAATGAACTGCACTTTCTTTGGATTTTTTAAAAGTAAAATTCCCAGAATAAAAGTTATCAACAATTTCTTGGTTAGATATAGGTTCGCTTACTAAATTAATTTCTTTTAATTTATTTTTTAAAACAAATTCTATATCTCTTTGTAAATTTTCAAGATCGTACCATTGTGCTGAACTAGCTAGATTGATATATTTGATATATTGATTTTTATTCTTAATATCGTACAAAATATTTTTAGCAATACTTTTATGTATGAGAGTAGGTAATCTTATAATACTAACTAAGTTTTTGCATTTTTGCAATTCGTTAGCAAATAGTTTTCGATTTGAACCATACGGAGTATTATCTTTAGCTAGTGCATCAACAGTACTGATTACTACTAATTGGTCCCAATTTTCGCATTTAATAATTTTAATTAGATTATTGATTGATTCGAAATCAATTAATTGATTTTGATTTGCAAAAATTCTATCACCTGATGGTGCTGCGCAATATACAGTGTCGTAATTGTATTTTACAAATTGATCGATATTTTTGCTGTTATATGTGTGCTGCACATTGAACGAATCGGCAATAACATTACCAATTAAACCTGTGCCAATTAATGCATCCATTACAAGTTCCTGTAAATTTCCATTAATAGTTTATTATCGTAACTTTCGCTTTCAACTTGTGTAAGCTGGCTACTAACAATAGTATCGACACTTTCGAAATTGATTTCACCAACAGTTTCTTGATCAAGATTGCTAACGTTTTTATTTGGAATAAGACTAAGTTCTCGAAGTTGATACTGTTCGATAAATGTTTCTTTAATAAAGTTTGCTTCTTCGTAACTGATATCAACATCTAGTGTAATTCTTGCATATGTTTTTGGGCTAAGGTATTCATCGGGCCCGTCTAGAAGTTGACTAATTTTGATAGTACGATACTTAGGAGCATCGGGCCATGTTAGGTACTCATGTGGCTTGCCCCAATCTAAAATAGTAATTCCTCGCTCGTCGTCCCACGCATCACTGTAGTTGTGACCAAAAGCATTTCCGATGTAAGCAACATTGCCTTTTTCTTGTCTCTTATGAAAGTGTCCACTAAACACAGTACCACAACTGTTAAAGTCTTCACTTTGTACTTCGCCGTGGTCGGGCATCTGTACCATTGCGTTCATATAAAAATGTGGCAATTCAAAATGTCCAAATACATATTGGCTTTTAAGTTTTTTCATTTTTTTATGTTCATCGCCTATTAACCAAGGCACAAATGTACAACCATCAACAGTAGTAATGTCGTTGTAAAAATGAATATTATCAAACTTTTTAATAAATGGAATACTATTGTACTCACGACGATCGCGATAGTATTCGTCGTGATTGCCAGGTATAAAATGTATAGCATCAAACGTATTGTTGAGCTTTTCGAGATTTTGTGTGCTATAGTTAAGTGTAGCAACATTAATACTTGAACGACTGTGATTCCAGTCGCCTAAAAACAAGCAAGTATTAATGTTGCGTTCTTTGGCAACTGTACAAACCCAGTCAACAAAGTCACTACAATCTTCGTTAAAAACTTGACTGTTGCTTTTGTTTCCGTGATGTATATCGGTAAACATGATGGCACGTTCAAATAGAGGCATGATTATCCTTTGTATTTTTTATTATTATACTACAGAAAAGCAGTGCTGTCAAACGCTTTTTTAACTTATTTGACCTGTGTCTTCTTTCCACTTTATGTGAGAATTAAGTTGGCGAGTATGACTAGAACGATAGCCGTTCATTTCGAGCATATCGTCTCTAATGTTTTGGCTTTTCTTTTCAGTATTCAATACTCGAGTAAAACTGTTTGTGATAGTAGCAGTATAGTATGCAAATGGATTTTGTGACTTTGATTCGTCAAACTGTAATCCTACTTGTGCAAGTTGCACAAGCGCCTGGCTTTTCATTTCATCATTGTATGTATAGCCTCTCCAGTTCCATTTGTTTCCGTACCGTTCGCACATCATCATAAACATTTTAGCTAATTTATTTGTCATGGTTCCGTGCTCATGGCTAAAATAACCGTTACTCATACCACCGACCCAATGACTCTTACCTACACATTCTACAGTGTCAGTTTTATCAAACCTATAGTGCTGGAATGGAGGAAAGTTCAATTTAGTATAATGATCTTGTATATTTTTTGGATTCTTTTTTCTGCCAGGTTCTTTGGGAATATGCTCAAACGAAGTTATTCTAAACACAAGATCAGTTTTCTTGATAGTTGTGTAATCAATTGCAAACTGATCTTGTTTGACTTTTTCGCCACGGTCAATTGCTTCTTCGTATGCAGCTTTTGCAATGCGACTAGCACGATTTTTTTGTGCTTCGATAATAGTTTCCTGGTTAATACTCTGTACATCTGGTAAAATGATGTCAAATTGACTATCTTCGCTAGATTTATAGCTGCAATAACTGTTTTTGCTTTTGTGAATCTCTTTTAGCAAATCTTTGTTGCTAAGATAATTCTTTTTTCTAGGTGCCATGAGTTCTCCAATATAATTATAATCTACTCACATTATAACACCGATAAATATAAAAAACAATATTTTATTCGGAGTATACAATGGTATCGCCAGTATTTAATAATGCAACCGCTAGACAACAAGAATTGCTTACACGCAGTGCTGACGTCTTGGGCGAGTTTGATGCCAGAAATGACATAACTAATGTTACTTATGCCGTTGGATCAGAGGTCCCTGAGTCGATTAGCTATGCAAACAGCACAGGTAGTGCAACAAGAAATGTTATTGGGTATTACGGAGATTTAGGGCTAAGACCGGACGAATTAGACAAAATTACACAAAACCGTCTAGATGTACAACGCCAAGCTTTGCAACAACAAGAAAGTCCAAATATTGAGCCTGACACAGCTCGATCTGTGTCAGCATCGTTATTTGATGATGTTAACACTACCGGACAAGATGTAATTAACACTGGTAGTAATTTAATTAAAAATGCTGTAGCATCACGGCTTGACAACAGCGCATTAGGCAAAGGTGCAGAACTGTTATCGCAAGTTGCTCCTAATCTTTTTGCTAATGTTGTTGGGAGATTTCCTAGCGCAGGAAGCGACTCTCGTGTCAAGATTTCGGACCCTAGCGGTAGACTATCGCAATTAGGCGGAGCACTCTACCCATTGCGAAGAACTGATTACAAAGTAATTTTTCCATATACTCCAGAAATAACTATTAATCATCAAGCAAATTATCAAGATCTAAACCCAACACACAGCAACTATGAGTATTTGTTTTATCAAAACAGCGTGGTTAGTGAAATTAGTATTAGTGCAATGTTTACTGCAAGAAATCGACAAGATGCTGAATATGTTTTAGCAGTGCAACACTTTTTTAGGAGTGCAACTAAAATGTTTTCAGGCAATGATGATATTGCCGGCTTGCCTCCGATTGTGTGTAGATTAGAAGGTCATGGAGATCTTCAGCTTAGTTATGTACCAATTGTGGTTACTG